AAAGTGCTTGGCTCATGTGTATTCATTAATTAATTTAGGGTTAACAAAGCCTTTGTCTGCCCACGTTCTCGGTGCTTGTGCTACACGCTTGTCGTTTCTTTCTAATCTTTCCCCATCGTTGGCGCGAATTATTGCTTGTGCTTCGTTAACGCTTATGTTTTTATTGTTCTTTTTTAAGTAGGTTTTGCGAGTCCAAAAATGTTGGCATAGTGCGCCTCCCTTAAATTCCCAAATGGAATACGTCGAAGCACCATATGGCCCCCAACCTGGGTTCACGGCCCTATCCCCCGCAAAGATTATATCTTCCTTTCGGTAGACTCTATTTGCGCTCATCATTTTATCACAAAATTCGCGGGACTTTCCTACCCCTGAGAAGTTGCCTTGCGTATATACGTAACGAACTTTTATTAGGTCGGTATCTTGTCCGTATTCGGGGTGGTCACTTTTTGCTTGTGGTTTACCACTTGGGACAGTAGCAAAGGTCCAAAGAGAATCCAACTCTACTTCCGTATCGTAGTCCACCTTTCGGGAGTCTATTAACTCAAAGTCGGATAGCATAGTTTCTTCTTCTTCTCCGCATTTAATTAGATAGTCCGCTACCTTCAATTGTTTTTTTTTTGGTAGTTTGGAAAACTTTGAGGCTTCCACTTCTACTACCGCATCTTTGCCCTCGGTAAATAACGCTTTTGCTACCGAAGGTTCGAACTGCAACATCTGAATTAAGAATACAATCGCTTGTTCTTTAGTCAATTGTCCTTCGGTAACTTTTAGGATAATATCTAAAGCGGAAGAAATTTGCGCTCCGTTGTAAGAGGCTTCGTTATCGGCAGATAGTACTGGCATCCCATCTTCTATTGGTTCGGCTTCTACTACGTTTTCCTCTGTTCCTACCCCCTCCTTTTCTTGCTCGCCTTCGTCAAGCGTATCTATAACGTCCAGGTCTAAGAAGTCAGCGGGTTTAGCCGTGATAAAGAAAATGTCTAACTCGATGTCGTTAATAGAAAACAACTTCCCAAAAGCGTTAAGAATAATATCTTGAAAAGGTGCTACTACGGTGTTGTTGAATAGGCTATACGAGTCACGCAGTTCATCGGCGTTATTTCCAAACCCAGAACCCTCCGACTTGACGCCAAAGATTAAAGGACTAACCACGCGGTGCGCCGTTATAATCTTTTCACTTACGAGCTTAGAAAGGTACTCGTACATCCCGTCTGCCCCGTTTTGGGTAATGGGTGTAAATTCGGGCGCGGTTTCGTCTCCATCGTTGAACGTGATAAGGATACGTCCCGCGTTATCTGCCCCCGTAAATTTCTCTACTACCTTTTGTTCTATGACTCGACGTTCTTCGTGTGTTGGAACTCCGTTTTTAAACGACAAAAGCATAGAAGGAAAGAACCCCCTACGTATGTTGTTTAAGTGAAATTCCGAAATCTCGCGATCTAATTCGGCGTAGTTAGTTCCACCCGCGTAGTCAGGTAAAGCGTAATAGTGAAACGAAGGGGTGTAGCGTTTAATTTGAAGGCACGTAGAGGCCGTAGTTCGGTCTTCGTTAGAGAAGGCTTTAATGGCCTTTTCTTTAACCCTCTTATCTGTCCATTCCGACTTGTAATAGAATTCGCTTATTACCCCCTCAGAATCGGCTATACCGCTTCGCATTGTGTGAACGGGAAGGTGTTTGATACAAGCGATGCGAGTACGGGCGGTATTCCAAATTACGTTCAGGTAACACATCCCGTAAAGTTTAATATCGAAAGCCACCCGTTGTAGTAGGTCTTCGTCACTTTTGCGAAGTAAATCTTGTAGGCGTATCCATTGTTCACGCTTCCCGTCGGACTCGTCCTTATCGGTAGCGTCTAAACCTCCGCCGTATATCATATCGGCCACTCCGTTTATTATCGCGCCGTTCGTAGAACTGGAAAGGAAAAGGTCGCGTAGGTATTCCCCATACATATCGTCTAAACCATACGAGACAAACTTTTGCCCTTGCTTCTCACGAAACAAAGGTATCTCTTGATCGGCGTAGTTTATTACACTAAAGTTATCCTTCTTCATTATGGGTATATAAATTGTTCTGTGGTGGGAGAGTATTCGTTAAAGTCAGGTGTCACTTCTTCCATATTCCCCGCATAGTCTCGGACGTATGCCATACCTTGTTCGAGTTCAGCAGTAGCCAAAGTGGGGTCTAAGTTTGTTGAGCTTGATTGCTCGTAAATTTTGTATGTGTAAAACCCCATCGGGTAGGTGTCGTACTTGCCCGCAGCGTCGTAGAACTTTATTAAGCCACTCAAAGGAACGGCTGTCGTATCAAAAGTTACAACGGCAAAAGTCATTTTTGTATATCTTCCATTGTTTGCTACTACTGCGGTGGGGATAAAATACAAAGAATTTTCCGAACCTAAAGAAGTTAATTCAATTAAGTAATAAACACTTGCTTGTGCAATAGTCTGAACATCGGCACAAGTTACGTACATACTTTGAATTACTGATTGAGTAGTAGAAGCGTTTTGTATTTGTAGCATTGTTATTTTTACTCTAAAATGAAAAAGGGAAGATAGCGACTTGCCACCTTCCCCTTTCTTCAAAAACCATTGTTTTTATGCTGCTGAAATTATCAAAGCTGCCTCGTCTGCTAAACCATCGAAAGGATACTTCGCTGTACTTACTCCCGCGGATGCTGGAATAATGTACAAAGGTGCTTGCTCTTTCGCCGTGAAGCTCAAAGTAAGACCATTCATTTCCGAACGTCCCGCACCCGTAGCGATAGAGTCGCCACCAGTTAGATAGCATCCGTCTGTTATACCCATTAGGTACACGTTATCGTTTGAGTCTTGCACGAAAATCTGTGCGCGATTCTTAGATATTAGACCGAGTTGGTAAAGGTCAGCGGCTACAACTTTGTGTAGAACAACGTCGAGCGTTTGATTCCACATTACCGATCCCGTAGCCTTATCCGCTTCTACTCCCGATTTGAAAGAAGAAAGGTCAGTTACGAGGTCGTACTTGAAAACCGTTACTTCACTTCCACTTGCTATATCCCAAGTAGCGAATCCCGCCGTTGTGATAGTGTAAGAAGAAGCCGTTACCGTTGCGTTTTTAAGTATGTCAGAACAATACGAAGAACAAAAGTAAATAGCTTTGAGTCCTCCAATTGCATCACGGCAATCAATGCCCCGTGCGGCAGTTATGTTACAAGCCATTTTATCTTAAGTTTAAGTAAAGTTAAATCCTACAACTCCGTCAGTTGCTACTCCCGTTTGTACTCCACACGCAAAACGCATAGAAACACGAACATTGTCCGAACCATCAAACTGATAAGTTGGGATTAACTGAGCAGAGATGTCAGCGGTGTAGCTGTTTGCACCTACAACAAGGTTGTCAGGGTAAGTGAATACCATAGCGTCGTAAGTATTAGTAATTCCGTGAGTTGGGTAAACTGGGTAACCAAGGTAGTTAGCACCATCAAAAGATTGGTTGTAACCTGGGCCAGTGTTCTGAGTTGCCATAGCTTGTAAGAAGAAAGCGTATGCTTCATAAGAAACGTAGAACCCACAACCTGGCTTTTGTAAAATACCTGGTATGTTCGCTGCTGCCGAAAATACTACGTCCATCGCTGTAAGAATGTTACCTGCTGTCCAAGCTCCTGCGCCTGTGTCAGCCTCTACGAAGTCTTTGCAAGCACTTGCGTCAATACCCGCTTCGTCAATCACCCCATCGTTAGAAAGGAATCCGACTCCGAATACGCCCGCCGCGTCACCTACCCATAGCTTTTCTTCAAGGTTAGTTCCAGTTCTTTCTGCTACTGCACCTAAAAGGAAGTCTGTCCAATTTACGGGAATATCGCCGTTACGTTGCATACGTCCGTTAGCGGCAATCCAAGTAGGGTACATTGTACCTCTACAAATTTCCTCCATAACAGCTAAGTCTGCTGGGTTAAGAATTTGCTCTGTTAAAGCAACGTTAGACCCGTCGTTAAAATTGCAATTTGCAGCCTGAATTGTGTCTGTTGTTGCAAGTCCTGAGATTACCGTCTTTCCAACGATACCTTCAAGAAATCTACATCGCCCTTTGGCGATAGTTTCCGCACCAAGAAGGGCGGCAGTTACGTAAGGCAAAGCCAACTCACCCGCGTAGGTGTTGGCTGTTGCATCAATGTCGAAGTCGTACTTCTTGTTTAATGATAAATTCATCTGTGAGAATTGATAATGTGTAGCGCACGATCTACACCATTTAGATTAGTTAAATCCTTCTGCTTGTGCTGGGCAGAAAGTTTGTTAGGTGAATGAGAAACGCCCTTTGAACCAGGTGCGCCCTCTAATTTTTCAAGTCTTTTGCTAATTGATGCAAAGGCTTCTTCTAAGATTGGGCCTAAGTCTTCCGCAGTCTCATCAACTACAACTTCAACTTCTTCTTTTCCGTTATAAATATCCGATACAACTTGTGCAATTGCATCGCGTACCGCTTCGGCAATTTGAGGGAAACGCTCTGCCAATACATCACGAACTTTGTCGTAATCCATATCTTCACGTACATCTTCCTTTTCGTCGTCGATTCCGTCACGGTAGCCTTCTTCTTCCGCTTCAGGGATAGTTTCCATTTCTACTTCAACGGACACTTCATCAACGGCCACTTCATCTTCTCCCAAAGAAGCAAGACGAGAGTCTTCGTTGACGACTAATTTCGTGCCGTCTTCCAATGTGTACGTTCCCGCATCTAAGGGGGTAGCGTTTCCGCTATCGTCAAGAATGCGTACCTCTACACCTACGTCCCACGACTCGGCTTCGGTAACGATTACACGCCCGTCGTCTAAGCGACCTTCGGCGTAGAGCTTAGTTTTGGGCAAACCCATCACCTCGCGTATTTTTTGTATTGTTGTCATTTTGCAAAATTATTACATAGATTAATAGAACTTTTTTTTATCCGTTTATTTTCAACCATATTTGCTCTTTATCATACCGCAAATCTTCTCGGCAGTTTCCTTAGAACCATACTCCGCAATTTGGTCAGCAATGCACTCGTCCCAAGGGTAAGCCTCTAAACTTTCCTTTGCACCAAATAGTGTTTGTCCGTTTAGTTTTAGGGTAGTGTATCCCGTTTGGTTGTGAAACATCTCACCCCATAACTGGGCGTCTTGGGATCGCTTAAAAAGGGGTTGGCCGTTTAATACTGCCGAAGGCTTAACCTCGTCCAAAAGGATAGACTTAAGTTCCGCTATAATTGTTGCGTCTTCGGGGCAGTTCTTACAAAGTTTCCCTTGCTTCATCTCTACCAACTTATCGGAAAAGTATCCTTCAATAGAGAAACCGCGTACTTCTTTTGCTTTTACTTTCTCCCAAATGTCGTAGTTGTTTACCTTAACCGATAACATCCACGTACCTATTGGAAGTTCAAACCCATATAGTGCGCTCTTATCTTTTGTTGAGTCTTCCACAAGCCAAGACTCCACCACCGTAACGCCGTCAATTTTGCTATTGTGTTCTAACGTGTGTTCGTTGGTCCTTGCCTCACGCATAAAAAGTTCCATTGCGTGGCGTACCGTTTCTTTCGAAAAGAACACATCGTATTCTTCTTCGTTATCGTCCAACCTCATTATTAACTTCTCAGGGATAAGGGCGGGGCCTATTAGAAGACGTTTGTCTTCGTCCATAGCAAAGGCCATCTTATTGTCTTTAACTGCGGATAGATATACGAAGTCGGTTTCTATTGCGGGAAACCTTACAAGACTTACCGCCTCTATTCCCGTAATCTCTTCGGACTCATCTATTAAAAGTTCTACTTGCTTTCTCATATCTGTAAAAATGTCTTTTGCTTTTTTGTTTATTTATAGCGTTGTCGCCGTTCGTATCTGTGCCGCTAAAGCGTTTTGATCGGCTAATTGGCTTTGTACTACATACGCATTTATCGGAGGTATAGAACCAGGTGTAACCCCTTCCCTCATATCGGGGGTAAGTCCAAGGATTGGAGCTTCTCGGTTACTTATAACGCCTAAACCACCACCACCACCACCACCTACTCCACCACCACCCGTTCCAATACCTTCGGCAGACGCTCCCGCTTGGTTCATTATACCCTTAATAGATGCAAAACCACCTAATACAATTGCCAACATAGTAGCCGTAAAACCTGGAGACGAAAACACCGCAAGGGGGCCAGTTCCAACTGCCGATTGTTGTGCGCCTCGTATAGCCTCAGACATTGCGATTCCTTGGTTAACTAACACTTGAGATATTGCTAACTTTCTTTGACCCGCTTCGGTTTTGGCCATTGCGCCTAACGCTTGAAATCCCGCTTGTACTACGCTTAACCTTGCAG